TCCATTTCGGCCCGTATGGTAAGCCTGATTGGTATAACGTAATCCGTTCGGACGGCTCTAGCCGCAGAGTTCCTGCAACCGCTGTTATGCACGTCTATCAGCCTGAAGTCGCTTCAGGTGCTAGAGCGTACAGCCCCCTTCAGCACGCCATCAACAACATCGTTGATATGCTGGAAATCGTCAGTCTTGAGAAGTTTGCTGTCAAAATGAACAGCGACGTTACTCGCACGATTACACGCGAGACGGCCCAGTTTGACGGAGCACAGTCTGATTTTGAGGCTTTTGGTATGCGTCCCCAAGACGTCACTGGTAATGGTCTTACCAACCCAGATGAGGCTTCTACCTTCATCGGCGGCAAGATCCTGGCCCTTGCACCTGGCGAGAAACTTGAGTCCTTTGTTTCCAACCGACCGAACCAGACGTTCAACGGCTTCATCGAGTATCTTGTCCGTGACTCCGTTGCTGGCGTCCTCCCCTACGAGTTCATCTACGATCCGTCCGCCGCCTCTGGTGCTTCGATGCGTCTCATCGTCGCCAAGGCCGACCGAGTGTTCCAGCACCTCCAGCAAGTCCTTGTCAATCGCTTCCTCACCCCTGTCTGGGGTTATGTAATCGGTAGCAAGATTGCCTCTGGAGAACTTCCTTCCTGTGAATACTGGAACAAGGTCAACTGGACTACCCCGAAGCGTGTCACCGTCGATGCTGGCCGTGATGCGGCTCAGAACCGAGCCGATATCGAACTTGGCATCAAGACTGTCGGTGAAAATTGCCTTGAGGAAGGAGAAAACTTCAACGAGATGCTTCGTCAGCGTGCCTGCGAAGCAAGGGCTTACGTCGATGCCGCAAAGGAGTTCGATATCCCGCTTTGGATGCTCATCAAGCCTACCAACGTCGCTCTGGCCGACATTTCAGGTGAAGAACCTGGGGAAGAAGGCGAAAAAGACGAAGACGTTGATCTGGACGAGGAAGATGAAGCCGACAAGAATGAGGCCGAAGAAACTTCCGAACCCCAAGAGGAAGACGAATAATCTACCATGCGAAACCTTATCCAAGCCCTAAAGACCAGCAAGCGATTGATGATTAGTCCGACGCTCGCCAAGGCTTATGTCGAGAGCGTCAGCGACCTCAAAATCAACGTCGATACCAAGGCGTCCGATGTTAAGGAAATCCTCGCCATGATGTTCGGAGAACAACCGAAGATGGAAATTGTCGGAAAGACCGCCATAATTCCTATCAAGGGAGTCATCGGTCGTGGCCTGTCTGATATTGAGAAGATGTGCAACGCCGTGGACGTGAATGACATTTCGTCCAATCTGCATGAAGCCACACACAATCCTTCCGTAGAGAAGATTGTCTTTGACGTAGATAGTCCTGGCGGCAACACCGATGGACTTGAGGAACTTGCAGAGAAAATCTATCACTGCTCTAAGTTCACCGAGGCTTTCAGCGAGAACGGCGTCCACTCTGCCGCCTATTACCTGGCTTCTCAGGCAAAGCGTTTCTCTGTTACGAAGTCCGCTGAAGTGGGATCGGTAGGCATCTTCATGGCCTTCCCAGACGTCTCAGAGGCTTACGCCATGGAAGGCGTCAAGATGGAGGTCATTCAGTCTGGCAAATACAAGGCCATTGGTCTGGAAGGAACTAGCCTCTCTGACGACCAGCGTGCCTATCTTCAGAACGACGTCGATGAAGGTCACGCTGATTTCAAGAACGCCGTTAAACGTCGCCGTACATTCGTCAAGGACGAGGATATGGAAGGTCAGTCTTTCGGTGCTAAGAAAGCCGCAGAAAAGGGCTTCGTTACTGGCATCGTCAATAGCATCTCCGACGTAATCATCTCGGACTACGCTTGACATAAGGCCATTGGCAATAATCCGCTATGTCGTCCATCGAAGAACGTCTCAACTCCCTCAAGGAAGCCTTTGTTGGTAAGTCGGCTGAAGCCGAAGCCAAGGCCGTTGAGGTCAACGCCCTCAATGCCAAGGTCGAAGAACTGACCGCCGCTGTAGCCGCCAAGGAAACCTTTGCCGCCGAAATCGTGGCTAAGGTTGCTGTCCTGGAAGCCTCTCTCAAGGACGCCGTGGCTAAGGCCGAGGCTCTTATGAAGGAAAAGGCCGCTATCGAAGCCTCCTTTGAAACCGCTGGCAAGAAGGCCGCAAAGATCGCCGCTTCTGTCGGCGTCGAGCCGCTTGAAGTCTCTCCCGCTGTCTCCGCTGTCGAAGCCAAGACGGACGACGAAATCGCCCAGGAATGGGCGGCTATGAAGCAGAAGGAACCCAAGGCCGCTTCCGAGTTCTACACCAAGAACCGTTCGGCTATCCTGCGTGCCTCTGGCCTTCGCTAATCTTTCATCCTAAACTCACCCTAAACTACTATGTCTAACGCTATTGGGGGCCTAACCCTCCAACTCGTCGCTGAAGAGTCCCTGCGGACGCTCGTCCCGCAACTCCAGCCTCTCACTAAGATCGCCGTCACCGACTTCGGAGCCTATGTTGCCGAACGTGGTACGACCGTCCACACTCGCTACGCTGGCAAGTTCACCGCCGCCAATTATGACCGAGCCACTGGCTTCGTCGCCTCGGATGCGGTGTCCACCGACGTTCCCGTGACTCTGGTTGACCAGAAGCACGTCACCGTCGCCTTCACCGACTACGAAGTTGCCACGCTTTCGCTGGAACGCCTCCGCCGCCTGTTCATGGCTCCGATGGCTAACGCCGTCGTCAAGTCCCTGTTCGACCAGGTTCTCGGCAAGGTTGATAACTCCTTTGAGTCTGGCTACAATGGTGCTCAGTCTGGTTTCAACCGTATCGCTGTCTCCAACATCGCCAAGAGCCTTACGCTCGCCAATCTTCCCCAGGAAGGTCGTGCGGCCCTCGTCTCTCCTGATGCCTACCAGCAGTTGATTTCCGACCCCGTTATCGCTCAGGCGTTCTCCATCGGTACGTCCGACGTTATCCGTGGCAACCGCCTCGGCATGATCCACGGTATCGACTTCTACGAATACAACGGCTTCGACGCCGCTGGTCTTGAGGCTGGTCTTAACGGTGTTGTCTCCTGCAAGGAAGGTCTTGTGGTCGTCACCCGTGTTCCTGCCGCCCCGACCACTGGTGGTGGCGAACAGACCATCGTCACGGATCCGGACAGCCAGTTCTCGTACGCTCTCCGCTACTGGTACGACTGGTCGGCTGGTCTGCACAAACTGTCGGCCAACTGGCTCATCGGTTCTGGCAAGGGCAACCCCGACGCCCTCCAGAAGATTACCTTCGACTAAGGTTTCTAGGAGGGGCAAGTGTCCCCTCCGACGCACAATGCAGAGAGGCCCATCCCATAAGGGGTGGGCTTCTTCTTTTTTATATTCCAATCCTTGACCGAGGGCAATTGGTATGGCCGATATCTGGGCAGAGTTCGCCGCTGATGCGGCTTCCATTCTCACTGAGATTGGCAAGGACGTGACCATCAAGGCCGTTCCTGGCGGAACTCCTATTGCTGTTAAGGCTATGATTAGTCAGCCGATGGTTTTACAGGACATGGAGACTGGTGGCTTCCTTAACTCTACAACCTTTGAGGTTAAGGTTCTAAAGTCGTTTGCTGACGCCAATCCTGGACTAGTCGTTTATGGAAATATCGTACATTACGCAGGTCAGGACTACCGCATCGTAGCCATCGCCAATCGCCCCCCTGCGTCCTGGGTTATCGCAAGAGTCCAGACCAAGGAACAATGAGAGTAACCGTCCTTCAGGGCGTAATCCTTAACGAAAAGGAGTTTCAACAGCACCTGGCGGCATACTGCCGTGTTATGGGTGGCAGTGCGTCTAAACTACTCCAGAAACAGGCTAGGCTTTTCTGTGAAGATATGCAGAATTACGTCTATCCTTTAGAGCCAGATGGCGTAATGGGTCAGGATGGCATTTCCCAGACCGCAAGATACAATGGCACTGACCGAGTTCGCAGTCAGATTGAAGGTATCTTTATTCCATTAGCATACGTCGGTGCTGGTCAGATTTTAAAGTATGGTAATGAAGGTGTATTCACCGCTTGGCTTGCTGCTAAGAAAAAAATACCAGAACCAAAAATCCCCGATTGGCTTTTGAGGGGTGATATGTATCCAGGAAAAAGCCTGTGGTATAAGTTCCAACAGTGGGAATATGCCAAGAAACAGGCTGGAGTAGCCAGCCGTATCGACCTTTCTACCTATTATACTGGAAACATCCAAGGTATCCACGAACGTACCCGTGGTGGTAATAAGAGTGCTACTTATTTTAAATACATGGAGGCGGCTGGAGAAAAGGGTAAAATCAGCGTTATCGGAGATACTGGAGCAGAGATCCTGGCCTATTCTAAACGTGTTGAAAAGCGTGTCGGAGAACTAAAATCCGCTTGGTTTGCCGCTTCAAAAGACCTAGGCTCAATCAAGTCTGCCGCTTGGATTAAGGGTAATCAATGGGGTACTGGTATCCAGATTAATGAACTTCAGAACCCAACTGTTCCTTCCGTAACGGTTGGAAACAGCAAACAGGGTCTTCACGGCCAATATAAGCCGCATACTTTTGATTGGTATAAATACTGCCTTTACCATCGTGCATACGCCATGCGTGTCGAGATGGTTAATAAACTTGTCAAGGGCGGAAACGCCAACACACTCTTTCACCTCGCCGCCACTTCTGGGGTCGGCAAAGGACTACAAGTTACACCGTGAGTTACCTAATGCGTTCAATTATCGAGGATAAGGTTTCAGCCTACCTCGCCGCCAATATCACCGATACCAATGTGGTAAAGGGCATCACGGACTCCCTCCGTAGCCTGCCGACCATCGTGGTCTATTCGACCAATGCCTTGCCCCCTAAAGAACTTGGGGCCTACAATCTTGGCAACTACGTCGTAAACCTTGATATCTACGTCTATTCGTCCGCAGACGACGACACCTTGGTACAGCATAGGGAACGGGTAAGCAAGGTTCACGGCTTGATGGCCGACCTGGATGCTCTAAAAGACCTTTGGAACGTAGGCGAAGGCAAACTCTATGCCTCCTGGATCGAGTCTGACGAGGAAGGTATGCACAGTCGAAACTACGGAAACAAGGTCTGCTACACCATGGTCGCAGTCCTACCCCCGTCTCCTTGACATAAGGCCATAGTCATACTACTACCGCTATGGCACTTAACGAGTTTGGAGAAGCCCTTATCTTTGGCCCTTACGATGAAGTTGTGGGCCTCGTCGTCCAGTCCGACTCTTGGACTGTCCGCTTCGGCCTCGACGTCGAAGTTATGGACGAACAGGGTCGTGTTATTACCAATCGTCTAGACGACGAGCGTAATGAGATTACCATCGAAGGCGTCATTAAGGTCACGGACTCCGTTCTTCCTGGTAGTACCCTTACCTACTCTGGTATGTCGTTCATCGTGAAGGAAGTTACCGATCGCGGCTCCAATCAGGAGTACCGCAAACTTTCCATCCGAGGCGTCAAGTACCAGGAAATCGCCTAAATGGAAGGCGGCATCAACAGCCGCTTCAGTCACGCCGTAAAGACCTCAACCTTAGAGTATGAGGTCTGCGGTCGTGTTTTGAAGCCTATGTGCCTACGGCACAGGCTTCTGTTGCAGGAAATCGACTCACCGCTTCTTGTGCCTGACAAGATTGTTTCGCCTCAAGATCTAATCATCGCCGCACGCATCCTGTCCACCTACGACCTAAAAGAGATGCTTCAAATTGTGGCAACAAAAGCGGACAAAGATTTGTTCGTTAAAATCTTCCTTGATAACTCAGAGTACCAAAAGGAAATTGCTAAAATGTCAGAGTATATGGTCATGCAGGACAATATGCCTGTAATCTGGGATAAGAAGAATACGTCAGCAACGAAGGGTATCCCAATCGTCTTGGCCTGTGTAACTAACCTTACTCGTAATGGAGTCGGATATGAACAGGCTTGGACTATGCCTGAGTCTGAGGCTATGTGGATGTATCTTGCCAACGTGATCGCAGATGGAGGTGACATTCATATTCTTACCCAAGAAGATATCGACTCTATGAAGCATCTTGAGGCCATGGAAGAACGGGTTAAAGCCGCCAAGGAGAAGCGTCGCCGCCGATGAGTTCCGACGAAGTAAAAATCAAGTTCGTGGCCGACACCACGGGTCTGGAAAACGTACCACTTCCAACCCCTAAGCCACAGCCTACTCCTACGCCTCCTGGCCCCACGCCTCCTGGCCCCACTCCTCCAGGACCTACCCCTCCAGGACCTACCCCTCCTGGGCCTACACCCCCAGGACCCACCCCTCCTGGGCCTCGTCCGCCACAGCCACCACCCATTCCTCCTGGCCCTCCCCCACTTCCGCCCACTCCTACTCCGCCTTCTCCTGGTGGCGGCGGTCGTGGTAGAGGACGTAAGGCACTCCCTTGGGAGTCTGGATGGTCGGATGAAGCAAAGTTCGATATCACATCTGGACTTGCTGATGCACTGAGTGGCATCAATCTTATCCAGACTGCTTGGGGTGCGGCTACTAAAGCCGCAGAAATGTATGTCGATGCCATCAAGGGTGGTATCGAATACGCCCAGAAGATTGAGAAAGTTTCTCGTGTAAGCGGTCTTACCGTCGAAGAAGTCCAGAAGTATGGATACGCCGCACAAATGTCTGGCGTCGATTTTGAGACGTTTGCTGGGGCTATGTCTAATGCCAACAAGGAACTAGGCAAGTTGGCCCTGTATGGCGGCACTAGCGTTGTCGCACTTTCTAGGCTCGGTATCAATGTAGATAACGTAAAGAACCATAGCGTAGGTGCTATTGACGTCCTGAAGAAGATGGCCGATGCTTACAAGAAGCACGCCGAAACCGCTGAAATGGCGGCCCTTGGAAACCAGTTGTTCGGCGGTTCTTTCAAGGATATGATCCCGATGCTTCGCAACGGATCCGCAGAAATCGAACGTCTTGCTGAACAGGCTCCAAAGGTTGACGCTCAGACAATCTCATCCTCAGCCGCCGCTGGTCGTGCATTTACTGGCATCAAGGAAACCGCTTACGCAAAAGCGGCTGAAGACCTGGTTGGTTACACGAAGTCTGAAGAATACGCCGCTGGTGGATTATCAAAGGGCGTTGAGTCTGGTGACGTGTCTGCAAAGGAAGCAGTCGAAAAACTACTAAAGCCAGCAAATCGTGGAGCAGAAAAGACCCTTCTTTCAAGTAGTGCTAGGCTTGGAGAATACGCTCAATTCCTTAGCCCTGCTACGGCGTATAATCTTGGGGTTAAAAAGTTGCTAGGAATGGATGAGTCTGGTCTTGTAGCAAAGGCTACGGCTGGTGAAGGTATCCGAGGTGCTGGTGAAGACACTAAGACTGTCCGTGAACGCTTCATCGCTATGCGTGGCGGAGATGTGCAGAAACTTTCCGAAAGTGATAAGAAGATTGTATCCGCCTTTGATGATAAGATTAAGGAAGAAGGCGGTATGAACCTACAAAGCGGAGTGTTTCAGGCCGCTTCCAAGATGCAACAGATGGGCGGCGGTGACGTCCTTTCCGCCATCTCCCGTGTTGACTTCGCCCAGCAGACTGCCGACAATACCGCCCGTACTGCTTCCGCTGTCGAAAAGATTGCAAACTCCCAACCTGGCGGAAGCACTAACACGCCTCCCCCTCCAGACACTAACGGCCCAGTAGCCAAATAATATGACATTCCCAATCTACCAGCCAAACGGCATTTCGTATCAGCAAAGCGGCGTTGATATCAATGAAAGGTATGTGATGGAGAAGAACTGGACTGTCCAGCACGATGGCTTCGGCCTCGTCACGATGCAGTTGAAGTTCACCGCAGACTCTGACAAGTCGTACGATATCACGACCGATTTCAAGCGAGGCGACGCACCTCCGATTACCAACATGGAGAATATGACTCTGCACAAGGCAGTCGCTTCTTCTAATGACGGAGTATGCACAGTTACGGCAGATTATTGCGGTATTGATGGGGCCGCTGATACTACCATCACGCAAGTCCAGGTATCCAGCACGACGTCACAAGATCCGATTGAGACGCATCCAAACTTCAGCAAAATCCAGTGCGAGAAGATTGGCTACAACATTCATCCGCTTGCTGGCCCTGCGGCCTACATCTTTGCCAACGAAAGTGATCCTGAGAAGAACCCTAACAAGGCTCATTTTGCGATGGTGACTACCAATGGTACTCAACTTACGCAGTATCAGTTCGTAGGTTTCCTTCCTTCCAGAAACACAGAAGACCCAGTTAACCTGAAGGCTGGCGTAAAGTCATACTTCAAGCCAGG